AATATATCAAGAGTGGTATTTGCACTAGCATCAAACCATTGAACAGTAATATGCTTGGTAGAGCCGCCTGTATTGTGTATGTACATTACAGTAAATTTGGCGTAATAGCCCGTAGGACAGGTATAGACTGTTGTGTCTACTGCCGCTGTAGGACTAACACCAACTGACAATGCTCTCATTTTTTCGCCTTGTTCCTGCTAGTAATTGCCTTGGCTTTAGCCTTAGCATCTTCCTTGGAGGACGCGCCCCACGCTTCGAGCGAGAGCAGTAGACGGGTTGGCTTGCCATCTTTTTGCTCCGGCCCTGGCATATTGCCCATCCGTGCTAAAAAGGAGGCCCGTCGAGGGTTGTCACCTGACTTTACTGGTGCTTTCAAATTGCCGCCAGTCTCGGCATTATAAGATGCTCTGCCCTTGGCATTCAAGCCGCCTTTTGGATTTTGACCAGCTTTTGTTTGCCAAGTAGGAGATTTCATCTTTTACCTCATCTAAATCTTGCTGTTTTCTTTGCAATACCTTTGGGTTGAGCCACAAACTGTTTTCCAGCCGCAGTTCCCTTCCTTTTGGCTTTGGTGGTTGCCGCATATTCAGCAGAACTCAAAGACTTGATGGCTGCCTCTGGAAGATACCTCTCCCCTGTTTCAGACGATGGTTTACCACTCTTGGTGCGCCATTTCTGCTTGCCCCAATCTTTAAGAGACTGCTGCGGGTCTTTCACTTCTTTGCCTTTGGCTTGGGCGGTGGCATATGCGTCAAGACTTTGCTTGAAGCTGAATGCTTTGCACCTGTCATCAAAGTTGACCCAGCTTTGTGCGTCTCGCCCTTGTATAGCTTGCCATCAGGCAAATAATGTGGTTTGCTCTTGCTCATGTCTTATAACCTCCACCTTTCGCTTTGTACTCTTTGGCAAGCAATTGTGCTTTTCTTGCTGACCACTCACCAGAATCACCGCCCGATGACCCTGCTTTAATCTTCTCAAACAAGGCTTTTCGCATGGTGGGTTTGGTGTAAACCCCTGCTTGATTGACCTTAGATTTTGTTTTCATTTCTTCTTAGCCTTACCAGCCTCAGACAAGGCAATAGCCATTGCTTGTTTTGGGTCTTTGACAACCTTTTTATTAGATGTCAACTTCCCCGCACCAAACTCTTTCATCACTTTGCCAATCTTGGCTTGTGCTTTAGTCTTTTTCATGTTAGTACAGGACTTTTGCAGTGATGCTGCCAGATGTCCATGCGGTCACATTAGCGCGCAAATATTTGGGAGCATTGGCTATGGTGACAATGCCATCAGCAGTTAAAGCAGTTCCAATCGTGGCAAAGGTTGTCCCATCTAAGCTACCTTGAAATGCAACAGTTGCTGTTGTAATTCCTGAAACCTGCAAGAAAGCTGGAGTTCCAGCGTCAATCTGCACGGCCTTAGATGCGCCAGTAGCGCCTACTGCGCTTAAAAGAGTGATAGGTGCTGCTAGAGATGCCATTATTTACCTCGGCCTGTTTTCTTCATCATGTTGGTAGCCGTGCGCTCACCGCGAACAGGCAAAGACATTTTGGGCTTGCCAACTGCAACCATGATGGTCATTGGCATAGCTTTTTTCTTGGATGTAGATTTTGCGGCTGGCTTAGAGGGTTTTCCGTACATCATGATTTTCTTTCATCGTAGTAGTTTGGTGGCAAAAAAAGTGATAGCACCACCAATGGCAGATGCTATTGACATCCCGACCCAAAGGCCACCTTTGCTTTGGTTCGCCATCTCAAGAAGTGTTTTCACATCTTTAGATAATTGAGATACCTGTTCCTGTAGAGCCTCTACCTGAGCCTCTAGCTTTCCAAATTCTCTTGGGTTAATCTCGCTCATGCTCTTGCACCTTTTTAGGACGGCCTACAGATTTTTTCACATCTTCCTGTTTTAAGGCTTCTTCTTCAACCAGTTCGTATTCAGGATGTTTCATCATAACTTCAATATCGTATTGTGTATTGAAGTTGACAAAATTACCACTCACCAAACACTTGAACTGAGCCATAAAAATCCTTAAAACAAGAAAGGGGAGCAAGCCCCCCTCTCTTTACACAATCCGTGCAATTACCAATTTAACAGTAGTAGATGCAAGATTTACAGCACCACCAGTTGTGTTGGTAGTAGCAATGGTTACGGTGTTAGCAGCAGAGACATAAGCACGGCGAACAAGCCCCGCTTCGTCTACGCCAGCAGACATAGCCATAACAACATCACCAAGAGCAACACCAGAAACGGTGACGGTATCAGTTCCAGCAGCTTGGTCTGCAACAGATGCAGAATCCAAGGTGCAAGTAACTGCCCAGGTATCAGAAAAAATACCACGAAATTGGTCATTTCCACGGCGGGAAACAACAGCGGTAGCAGCAGCCATATTTGTACTCCTAAAAAAAGAACCCCCCACCGTTAGGCAGGGGGATTACCATTAGCTTGGTACGACCAGGGCAAATGCTGCGGACGAGTTAGGCTCGTTTGCAGTAGCGCTATCACGCAGAGCTTTTACGCCGTAGAGCGTATCAGCGGTCAACAGCGTAGCAAGGTACTCTTGCTTGTACTGAGTCTGAGTGCGAACACCAACTTGCTCAACAAAGACCATAGCGTCACGGTGGCCCATCAAGCAGACACGGGCAATTGCAGAGCCGCTTGCTGGGAACGCAGCGGTAGCAGATGCAGAGTCAGCGTTGCTGGTAGTAAAGACAGCCATGCCGTACAGTTGACCAATTTCGCCATTGCGGATTGCGTCACCATTGCCAACAAAAGCCTGCTCAGTGTAACGGGCAAGACCCATCAACGTATTGCGGCTTGAAGGAGGAATGATGAAGAAACGACCGTCCATAGGAACATCGTTATCATCCAAACGCTGAATGGTGCGGCGAATAGCCACATCGGTCAAAGCAGAGGCGTTACCAGTGTTGGTATTGGCAGTGTAGTCAAAAGTGGTAGTTCCATCACCACCAATGAAGGCAGCAGTGTAACGAGCGCTTCCAGCAGTACCGCCATTGAAGTTACGACCAAGCTGAACCAAATCGGTGTCAATTTGTTTAGCCAAGGAGTAACCAGCATCAGCAGTGTAGAACGAACGCAGGCTGTTTAGAGCTTGCGCTTGAACGATGTCCTCAATCAAGCGGCTATATTCATAGTGCTTGTTGATGGAAACCTGAACTTCGGTTTCAGTAGCTGCAATCAGGGTAACGGCGGTGCTTGCTGCTTTAGCAGAGGCAGTGCCACGATAAGGCGCAGGAATGTGAACGGTATCACCTTTCTTGCCTTTGAAACTCATCTTCGTAACCAGATTAGCCAGAACAAGATTTTTCTTGTAGGCCGCAACGATTTCATCAGACCAAATCTCAGGGATAAAGGTATTAGCGGTGGTTGTTGTAACCGCTGGTGTAGGAAATGCCATGTTAATACTCCAAAATCAAAAGTTAGTTACTTGACCCGACCTTCTGCGTATGCGGTCATGATTTCATCACTTAGCGCATCGTATCTAGCCGAGTCGGTCATTTTCAGCCGAATCAGGTCAGCCCTTCGGTAAACCTTCTTTGAACTCTCTCCAGTTCCACCTGTATCAACTGCTGCAGCTTTCATACTAGTAGCCCTAGCTGTTTGACCAGCTTGTTCGGCTTGTTTAGCCTTCACGCCACGCAACTCTTTATAGGTAGAAATCAGTTCATTTGCCGAATCAAAGTCAAATTCACCATCTGCCTTCGCGTACAGCCCTAAGCGAACAGGTGAAGATTTCACCCAATTCACAAAGTTCTGGTCTTGTGCAACTTGCACAAAATCAGGATGTGCCTGCGATAACTTCTGCTGAATCTGAACCTTCTTGAATTCGATACCCGCTTGTCGAGCAGCTACCACATCAGGATGGCTATCAATCGTCTTCTGAACTGCCTTCTGTGGATTCTCAAAGAAATCTACTTCTGGCTCTTCCTCTCTAACATATTGCTGCTTAGAAGAAAGGTTCTGCTTAATTAACTCGTCTGCAAGTTTCCGTACTTCACCAACTTCTTGTGCCTGCTTTCCAATAAGCCTTTCGGCCTCCTGGTGCATCTTCACAATGTCCTCTAAACTTTTGTCCCTGTATTTATCAGGAAGTTCATTGGCCTGTTGTTGTCTAGTCTCTTCAACTTCCAACTCGCCAAGCGTCTCATCTTCTTTGTCAATCAACATATCGTTTCCTTTTCCTGCCGTACTTTCGGTTGTAGGATATTAACGCGACATTTTCATGTTTGTGCGTTAGCTTTGCGCTCTGCTTTTAGCTTGTCAGTGTGGCTTTTAGCAAATCTCCCATACGCAGACGGGAAACTTCCAGACCATCCTTCCAACCTAAATTTTGGAGCAGAGAGTGCGCGAACAGCTAGTTCACCACACTCACATTGGATACTTACCACCTCATAAGTGGTAAATCTCTCAAACTTTTGCCCGCATTTGCAGGCGTAATCATACATTCTTTTCATTCAATTCCTCGTATGCAGTCTCACTGGCCTCTTTCAAGGTTTTCAGCCAAGTAAGAATTGAAAGCTCACCTTTTTTGAATTGTAGGTCTTTTTCGTCAGAAACTGTTGCAATGTTGTTTAT